GATGGCCGTCCCGCCCACCGTGCCGCCAAAGGCGTCCACGTACACCGCACCGTGATGGCCCATCACGACGTTCACGGTGCGATCTGCGAGACCCGCCACAGTCAGGGGGTCAACCTGCTGGCCGATGAGGTCACAGGAGAACCGCAGCGGGCTGCCATATGCCCCGGAGATCATCAGCTTGTTCACCAGGCAGCCCTGCATCCGGTAGGCGCCTGCCGCGTCGCCATAGCCAAGCGTGAGTACTCTGGGCGCAGGCGCGGTCGTGGTCGGCCCCACATAGGCGCGCGTGTAGGGGCCGACGCCGCCTGGCGTAGCTTGGCCGAACGCATTGTCCAAGAAATACAGAATGTCCTCGTAGGTGCACCAGCCGCCGACCTTGCCCGCGCCCTCGGCCTTCTCCAGCACGACCAGATACCCCGGCGCGAGGCTGGCGCGAAAGTCGGGCAGGACGTGCGTCTGGTAGACCGGTGTCAGGCTGATCTCATCAATGCCCATCAGCCGCGCGGTAGGTACAATGGGCGTTCCCCAGGTCGCCTCAGTGGCAACTTGGACTTGAAGCAGGTCTAATACGCTCATGATTGCTCCTTGTCTTGCTCAATGCGATACAACGCTAGCGCCAGCGCCAGCGCGCGTAGGTCTTCAGGCACGGCCAGCCACTGCTCAAGGCTCATGTCGCAGGCCGGCACACCGGAGATGAACTCGCCGTTCTTGCCCAGATACAGTATTCGTCCTGGGGTTTTATGCTCCACTGTAAAACTCCTCTACCCGCACCACGCACGGCACCCCCCAGAACCAGCGGCCCGAGTCGCGCGGATACTCTAAGCGCGCGATGTCGGCCTGAAAGCTGACAACGTGCGCCTGCTGCTGGCCCGCGTCGCGCCACGAGCGCAGCATGGCGAGATAATTATCGAGATAGCTAACTAAGTTCGCCTCTACGTCGCTTCGCCCGATGCCCTGCGCCAGCGGCTGCCAAAACAGCAGGTCGCTAATCTGGAATGTCACCGCCGTAAGCTTGCCCAGGGCAACGAAGCGTCCCTCACCAGTCAAACCCTCCTCGTCACCGGATAAGAGCATCCGGCACGGCAGGTGGTACGTCTCCAGCGCGTTAGGCAGGTTCGGCGCCTTGAACACCTGAGGGCTAACGTCGCCCGCGCCGGCGGCCACGTGCTGATCGGCCAAATCCTGCTTGATTTTCTTTAGGCTCATTGCCGCCTCACGTAGGGCGCGATGATCTGCTCCACGTCGGCAGGCAGACGCGAGGGCATGATGATCGTCCCGCCGCTCGCCAGGATTGGCCGGTCCACATCCGCTGAGGTGTCCTTCTGCCGATAGAGCCAGACCGCCAGCCGCAGCGTCGCTTGCACAATGTCGTCGTCCGCGACGGTCGAGTAGCCCCACGCGCCCGCGACAGAGATCACGTATTCCGTGTCGCCGGTCGTTCCGGGCATCCAGCTTACCGCTGACCCTTGATTGAGCCGGATCGCGTGCTTAGGGATGTGGTTACGCGGCAGCAAGAAGTATTCGCTTGCGGCGATCACCGAACCGTCGCCGTTGGTCAGCGTCGTGATAGACAGCAGGTCGTCGTCAAGGTCAATCTGCCTGCCGCGCGGCACGTCAAACTTGCGCGTCTCGGTGCGCGTCTCGAAGGTGCGCATGACTCGGCCCTCGATGAGGGCCTGGGCGCGCGTAACGCAGCTCGTCAGCAACAGGTCGTCTACCGGCGAGGGCACGACGCCGCCCGCCTGGAGATAGGCTTTGACCGCCGCCAGGGTCGTGTAGGCCATTTCAAACCACGATCCAGATTACCTGCGCGCCGCTGGCGATTGCCGCACCCTGATTCACGTTGAACGCCTCATTTGCGCCAGTCTGAAACCAGCCATGCGGACAGTATGGCAGAGTCAACTGCCCGTTGATCGCTAGCGTGTAAGTCGCAGACAGGTTATTGCCCGCCGTCTTGAAGCGCACGCTCACCGCCAATGCCGCCTCGTAGAACAGCGCCAGCACGCGGATGGACTTGCCCAGTCCCTGCGCCGGCACTAGCTCCGTGTCGCCGCTTGAGCTGATGTCCTTCGGCGTGCGCTGGACGGTGACGTACGAGCCAAAGTCGGGAAAAACCTCCCCGCTCATGTCGCGGAACGTCATACCGCCAGCCTATCGTGCAACCGCCACGCCCAGGGCTACCGCCGTCACCGTCCCAGACGTGAAGGCGCTAACCCGCGCCCGGAAGACCGCATAGGGCGTCGGCACGTTCGTCGCCTGGAACAGGCCCGGCGCGGTCGCAGTCGTCACCGCCGCGCCGCCCGCCGATGGCGTCATGGACAACGAGACAAAATCGGCACCATTGATGCTGACTTCAAACGTCACGGTGGCGACGAACGTGCCGGTGATCTGTAGCCCGACCGAACTCAGGCCCGCGACTGGCATGTGGACGCCGTTGCCGGTCGCCGCCGCCGCATCTTGGAGCGTTAGCCTTTCGGCATATCCACGGCCGGCCATGTTATTCGTCGTCCACTGCGTATTCGATCTCGCAGTGGGCAAAGCCGGCTTGCGTGATGGCGACGCCGGTATGCCGCACGATGATCGGCGTGTTGGCCGGGACTGCCACAATCACCAGTACCATAGCTGTCGCCGTCCCCACTGCCTTCGCATTCTCATAGGCGGTGGAGGCCACGATTTCGGATCCGCCAACCGCCGTACCCACGCGCATGTTTCCAGCAGCGACAGTGCCGGTCGTGGCATCGTCGTACACGATGCGTGCGGCATACAGTTGCAGGGACTTGGAGAAGCGGGCCATCGTGCGGTCTACCGTCGTGCCCGCGCCGTTATCCAGGTTGAACGACTCGGATACCAGCAGCTTGACCTTCGCGTTTGGACTCTTGTAGAGCGGTGCTGTCATGGTTCACCCTTTCGTAAGGGGGGCGGTTGGGCGCGAACGACGCTTACCCGCCCCCTGACCATTGCCGGGTGCTAGGCCGAAGCCTAAATGCCGACGTTATACGTAATTGCTGAAGCTTCAGTATCCCGCTGGAGCAGTCCAACGCGCGCCAGCGCGACGATCTGCGTCACGTCCGCGTCGATCCACTCCTGGAGCTTGATGGTCATGCGCCGCTTGTACCCGAACAACCATTGGTCGTAGCGCACGGCCAAGATCGAGCCAGTGGTGTTGTTCGCGGTCGTGGTCTGGTCCACCTTGCCCGCCGTGTTGGCCTTGCGGACCGTTGACTTGAAGTGCATGAAAAACGACTGGCGCACGGTGTAGCCCCAGATGCCCGTGATCTTCCCGGCCTCCAGGGTCGCGGCGGTGAACACGTCGCGCGTCTTGACGCTCGCCAGGGTCAGCGCCTTCTTGTGCACGTTCGGGTCAATAATGAAGTCCACCTTCGATTGATCCTGAACGTTCAGGCCTGCCGTGCCCATCAGGTACAGCGTCTCCAAGAAGTCGGTGTCCACCAGCGCGCCCGCCGCGCTGCGGCTGTTGGCCGTAGTCGTCACCAGCGGCGACTTACGGAAGCCATTGAAGAGCAGGAACAGATCATTCGCGCCCGGCGTGCCGCCAATGTGGTTGATATTGGCGCTCGCGCCTGCCGCCGTGTCGCCATCAATGATGGCGTGCTCTAGCTGCTCGGAGCCGGAGGTCTCGATCTGCTTGCGAAGCTGGGCCGCCCAGGGAATGAGCGAGTCCTCGGCCATCTCGCCTGAATACTGCGTGCGCGCGCCCATCTTGGCGACGACCAGCGTCCCGTTGGCGGTCGCCAACTTGCTTGATGGCACGGTCGCGTTGGGGCGCTTCGAAGTCGCGTCCTCGTCCGTGGTCTGCGCCACTTTGTACCAGGTGGGGTCCGCAGCCTCCAGCGGAACGACGACGCTCTCCATCCCTTCGGGGACCTCGATGGTCGGGAGCTTGGTCAGAACGTAAGTGCCGGCGCGGATCGCATCCCACAGACGGCGGCTGTACTCCGTGCCCACCCACTCGTCACCGAAGCCGACCTGCGACGAGTAGTTGAGCTCGTTGGCCTTCATGCCGTCCAGCACATCGGCAGGTTCGATGCCGCCTGCCTTGAGCGCCGCGCGCGATTCGTCGCCCAGCTTGCCCTTGTCCTCGGCGATCTTGATCGCCAGCGCCTTGAGCGCGGACTGGCTGATGCCGTCGTTCTGGTAGTTCCTGCGCTTGGCGGCGTCCAACACGCCGCATAGGAACGCCAGGTCGTCAACGCCCAAATGGGAATACTTCAGCACATCGGAGAACTGATTGACGTGCGGCGCCGTGAAGGTCACCGGCAACCGGTTGGCCTTGACGGCCTGCGCCTTCACCTGCTTGGTCTCGGCTTGCCAGGCGACGCGCTGCTGGGCGACGGCGATCTTCACCGTCTCGGAAATGATGCGCTGCTGTTCGGCCTGAGCCGCTTCTGCGGCGTCATGCTCTTCTTGTTCTGCGGCAACGGCCGCGTCTGCCACCGCCTGAATCTCTTCTGGAGTCATGGGAATCACCTTTAGGCTACTCTTGAATGATGGATTAGCGTTCCGCTCCGCGTTGGCCGGGCTTGTCGCCCCTGTGGCCGCCGCCTGTGGCGGAAGTGAAGGCAAGGCCATGCCCGCCTTCGCGTAGTGTGCTTTGAGCGTGGGCAGCGCCACGGCGTAGTCGTTCGCCGGCTGGCGTCGGCCCTCGATGTCAAACAGGGAAATCTCAGCCACCGCCCAATTCAGGATGCGCCCATCACGCGCTACGCGCTTCAGGTGGGCAATCGTGCCGGTCGAGGCCCTCGCCAAGTTCTTGAGCGCCGCATCGCGCACGCGCTTCGCAAACGCGACTGCTTTGTTGAGAACGATCCTGTACCAGTGGCCTTGCTCATCGGTGCGGCTGTAGCGCGCCTTGCCGATGATGACCGGCTCGCCCTGCGGCTTGCCCTCGGGCGTGAAGCCGTGGTAATAGACGACAAGGGGAGTCGGGAATTGCTCCTTGTAGGTATTAGTGGAGCGGTCGAAGTATTCGCCGTGCGCGTCCTTGCCGTCGTTGGGGCCGCCGAATGGCACGGCCAGCACGTCAAGCTCCCAGCCATCGCCCACGGCCTTGATGGAGGCCCAGATCACGGGTTCATCAACTGCCGGAATACCCGTCGCCTTTGCGTCCGCGATCTGCTCTAACTCATGCCCCAACTCAACGGCTGCGCTTTTGATCTCGTTTGCCCGGTCGTGGATGCCCTTGATGAGCGTGCGGTCTGCGGTGCTGTGGCGTGCACCCGCCTTGCTCCCCTCGCCCGCGTACAGCGCGGCCACCTGCGCCTGCGCCTTCTCGCGCGAGGGATGACAGCCCAGCGACTCGCCGGTCTTCTCGCGGTCTTCACCGACCTTGTAAACGCAATATTGGCTATCTTGCTCGAACGTGGCCCACGGCATGATCTACTCCCGGAAAACAAAAAGGCCCGCACCCAGACTCATTACTGAGTCCAGGGCGGGCCGGTTAGGGCATTGCCCTCGCGCTGGCGGCAGGCCTCGTGACGTTGGGCCGGGCGCGGGTTATGCGATTGCGGTTAGTTTACATCATCCTTGCGAAGTCCGCAATAGGCAGCGATGGCAGCCGCCAGGGTGAGCAACGCTTGGCGTATGGCGATCCATAGGGCAAGCTGGCGCGGCTCAGGCTGCGTCATGGTATCGTACTCGCTATGGCAGCACGCAATGCCCTTGCTGCCTGTTCTGCACGCATGGTTTGATTTCGTTCAAAACTAGCCATTGCATTGAAGTATTCTGAGTTTCGATTGGCCTCATCATGCTGCCCCAGGCCGTAGGCCGCAACCAATAACTCATCTGGATTATTCAGGTCTGCAAGTTGCCCAAAAACCTTGATGCCGATCACTCGGCGCCGTATTTCTTGCACGCGGTCTCGGATCCATTCTTCGCGTATCATAGCCCAATCCCTTCCTGCCTTATGACCGCGCTCAAATCGGCGTCCACTTCCTGCACCAGTGCGTCAAGCTCCTCATTCACTGCGTCGGAGATCACCGGCCAACGGCCCCGGTGCATCCAGGCTTGGCCCTGCCCTTCGCTGTCGCCGCCCACATAGCGCGCGTAAGCGGCGCCAACCTCGAGCCTGGCCCCGGTGCGTGTCTCGTAGACGTGGAACGATACGCCATATTCACCGGTGCGTTGATAGTCACCGCGTGGAGGCACATCGTAGCCCATCACGGCGCCAGCGGGAAAGAATCCGCGTGCCTTGCGGCCCGCCTTGCGCATGGCGCGATCCATCGCGCGCTTGTTCACGCCCAGCAGCGCCGCGCCAAACCGCCGCACGCCGCGAATGACGTTATCCAGATTGCTCAGCCTGACCGAAATCTGCATGACCAACCCTCCGACTTATCTCGCGTGGCCTGTCAAGATACTAGATCGTGATCTCTTTCCCGTCCTTGTCCAGCAGCGTGCACTGGCAGTTATACCCGCCGCAGTCCATCGCCGCGCCGGGCTTGCGCGGGATGTAGTCACGGTCGAGATACCATTTCGCCTTGTGCTTCTGGCCGTGCAACTTAGAGCAGGTATCGCAGTGCTCCGTGTCGCCATAGCGCCACTCAAGCGGCGCGTTCTTCATGCCGCGCATGACGCCCTCAGTGTGTATGCCGTCAAGCGTCGCGGCGTAGCCATCGGCGCGGCTGTCGGCCTCCACTTCAGGATCAAGCCCTTCCATGCCGCGCTTCTCCTTGAGCGAGTCGAACAGGCTGACCACGAATTCAAGCTCCTCGCCGATGCGGCCCGTCAGCCACTGCTCATCTTCGGCCTCCGTCTCCTCAGCGCCACTCTCAGCGTAGCCGGCGTAGAACGCCTGCGGGAAATGGTCAGCCACTGCGCGCCGCACTAGATTCTTGTACCGAGCCACGGACGCCTCACTGTCCAAATAGCCAATCACCGCCTCGTACACGATCAGGCGGTACTCACGGCGCACGCGCGCATACTCCGGCGTCTCTGGGAGCGTGGCCTTGCTGTCAAGGATCGGTGTGTACTGCGCTTCCAGCCAGTCCACGGTGCGGTTCATGGCGTGGGCGAGGCGCAGGCGAGGATCAATCATTCTGCTATTCCTGCCCAAAAGACATGACCAACGAAATCGCCTCCAAGTAAATGATAGGTTCCTACAAACTGCAAATCGGCGGTGATGCCGTCTTGCCCAGTTCCGAATATCCTGATTAAATAGCGCACACGTTCAGCAGTGGGGTTTACCAACACCCACAAGTAGGGAGCATCCCTCTGAACCTGTACGCTTAATGGCTTCGACCCTGCGAACGCAGGGAGGGTTTGCCAACCCGTGGTCTCCAAGACATACTTCCAGATCCTCATACCTTCTCCAGTGCTAGCCGGGCCGCCCTCAGCTCATCCAGCACCGCGCGCGCGTCCATGCGCTCGTCGGCGAACGCCTGGCGCACCTCGTCGGCGGTCTTGGAATCCTTCAGTGCTGCTTGGATGCGCGCCGCTTGGAACAGCGGCACGGCGCGCGGCTCAAAGCCTCGGCTGGCCTTGCCCAGGCGCTTGAGCGCGTATCGCTCCCAAGCCTTCAGTTCTTCCTCGATGGCCTGGGGGGGCAGTAGCGTCTCGGCGCCAGGGACGAACTGCGTCGGTGGCGTTGGTTCCGTCTCTTGATCTGTCATAGTTGTCCCCTCCCCGATCTGCGCCGGCAGCATAAGACCCCTTTCATCGCCCAGCGGATCGTCGCCGTAGTATTCTTGCCGTATCTCATCCACTGTGTGCGTGAGTTCGTACTGACGCTGCTCTTCAAGGTCCACCAGCCGGTTCGTCTGCCGCACGTCCTCGAACTCGCCCACCAGGTTATCGCCGTAGGCGGGCAGGATGCTCTTGGTCATCTTCGCGCCGACCGCCATCAGCAGCGGGAACAGCGCGAACTCAAGGAATACGCTCTTGCCCGCGATGGCGTTGGCCTCGGTAGCGTTCACGTCCAGGACAGAAGCCAGGCCCGGCGCCAGCTTGCCATAGACCTCCTCGCGCGTGAACTTGCGCGAGTCAAGAAACTCCATCTCTTTCTGCGAAAGCGCCATCTGGAGCCATTCCACGCCACCCGATCCCACGCCGCGCAGCATCAGCGGCCCCTTGCGCGCCGCCCCACCCCAGTTCTCCTTGACCTCGGCCTTGAGCCGTTCCCAGTCCGGGTTGTTGATCATCGAAGCGAAGGATAGCGCGCCCGGTATCTTCGCGTTGTCCTTATCGAACAGATTGGCGTTCCAACGCTGTTGCGCCAAGTCGCCCACCGCCACCATCGCCAACTGCTGCACCGCGCTCAGGCCCCAGAAGGGATTGACCGGGTTGAACGTCTTGACGTGGCAAATCTCCCACGGTTCTAATGCGATGGGCTGCCCGTTGCCCGTGTCGAAGATGTAGCCCTTCAGAAAGTGTTGCCCGTCCGGCACGGGCTTGACCCACTGCGATGGGATGACCCACAGCTCATCTGGTGTGGCTTGCTCATTGGCTTTGTTCTGGAAGATGATGGCGTTGCCCGTGAGCTTGTAATACGCAAACACGTCGCGCATTAACTCGTAGCGTGACTGGAGCGGATTGGGGTTGTCCAGCAGCATCTCGAACTCGTGGTTCGGGATATCCGTCAGGTCTTCGCCCTTACGCTGTTTGACCTCGAACGCCACAGGTGCGCAGTTGTCGGCCACCGCGTCAATGGCCGTGCTGATCCAGGTGAGTTGCTGATAGAGTTTCTCTTGCTTCTCGACGCTGGCCGCGACGTCGTAGCCCGACCAGCGCAATGCTGTGGCCTCGGCGCGCAGCCATTCAGGGCGCTGTGCGTCTGCGGCCTTTTCGCCCTTCAGGCGTTCCAATTCAGCCATCAGGAAGCCGGAAGGCATGTAGCCCATGCGGGCCAGGAGAGAAGCAACAATGCTCACGATTTATTCCGCGGCCACTTGAGATGTTTCCATTGTGGCTCTTCATAGATCGGCACGAATGCGAATCCCCAAACCATCGCAGTCATAACTAGGCGGCAATGGAACCACTTGAGAGATTGCACCGCGAGCCGTCGCGCTACATACCCGCGCGCCCACCAGCCGCCTAAAATATCCAGGCGCATGTAAGTTGCGTAGTCACCACCGAAGGGATCAGTACTTATCTTATGCAAGGGCCACGGGTAGCTATTCAGCCATTCTTGGGCCTCATAAGCATCAACGCGCACGGGCCAATAGGGAGAACCATCCCATTCGTAAGTCTGATAATGCCGGCCTCGCGCAATCTCATGCTGATGAATGATGATGCGCGCGTATTGAGTGTTCATGTTGTGATCACAACTTGCGCATCGGTAATCATCTTGGCGATTGACTCGGCTTCTTCGGGCGTGAACATATTGGCTTCTGTGAAGTTGTCAGGCACGTACAGGACTTTGGCCGTTGCATTCGACAGGATCAAAGGTTCTTTGAATCCGGTTTCTGCGAAACTGCGCCACTGTACCTTGATTTTCTCCATATCGGTATTGCTGATTCGCTGTTCGATTTCGATGATCAAAAGCGCCTTCATTCGGCCTCCTAGAATGCAATCAGCGCCGCGCCGGTAGGCTGCCGCGCCGCCTGCCAGGCCAGCGCCAGAGAGATCACCCGATCGTCGTGCTGGCCCTCGGGCGCGCCGTAGCGCGGGACGCCCTGCGGCCTGGTCTGGACCTCGAAGGCGCGAAGCTCATCGCCGTACTCGACCGGCACCTTGATCTCGCCGCGTTCCAACGCCAGAGCAAGCGCCTCGATCAACAGCGGCTTATTGCTGGCGGTCATGTTCCAGCCCAACTCGCGGTCGGGGCCAGCCCACACCGGTAGGCCGGAGGCTACTAGCTCTTCGATGTTCGGCGCGCCCATGCTATTGCGCTCCGGTAGGATGCCGGCCACGCCCCACTCGCGCGCGAGGATCCCCAGGCGCGCCCTCTGATGCCGGTACTCGCCCTGCAGCACCTCCCAGTCCACCACGCGCGAGCATTCGCAGCATAGGAACGTGAGCACGCTGAAGTCAACGCTCTTGCCCCAGTCCACGCCCAGGACGATGCTGTGGCCCTGATGCTCGTCCGGTCGGTCGCGCTCCTGGATGACGGCGCAGGCCTCAACGCCCTGGAAGTAAGCGCCGTCCTGCACGAACTCGGCGAGGATCTCCTGCCGGTACATGCGCTCCGGCATGTCGCGGCGCATGGCTTCGATCTCGGCGCGGTCAATATAAGGGTTATCGTGCGTCGTGTAGTGCCATGCGGCCCAGTCCGATGCTGTGCTGCTCAATGCCATGCGATGTAGCGCATGAAAGTAGTTCAACCCTCGCGGCGTAGAGAAGAACCAAGCATCGCCCCGGTAGTCTGCCAGCGTCGGACGCAGCACTGCCGTCCAAGCGTACTCTAGGCTTGGTATCTTGGCCGCCTCATTGACCACGATGCGCGCGTACTTGCGCCCTCGCGGCGCGTCCGGGTGCGCGTCAAGGCTCCACATGTCCACGATGCCACCGGTCATAAGCTCAAGTCTGAATTCGCTGGCGTCAGCGCGCGTGATGAGAGGATGCAGTAGCCCACGCACGTCCTGGAAGTTCTCGACCATTTCTTTGTAGGTCGGCGCGAACCAGGCGACGCGCGCGCCGTCAAGCGCCTTGTCAATGAGCACATCCTGCCCTAGAACGTCCTTACCGAAGCGGCGGCCGCAGGCGACCACGTTATAGCGCCTCGCCCCCGTCCGGATTACCTTCTGGCAGGAGTGCAAATTGTGGAGGTGCAATGAGACTTTCATTGTCACGAACGATCTCAATCGTCAGATGATTGTCGGATTCGATCTGGCCCTTGAACTTCTGGTCTGGTTTGCCGTAGGCGTAAGCAAGGAACAACTCCATTGCCTTGACATCGCCGCCCTGTGCCATGCGCGCCAGCTTGCGCCACAGTGCACGACGCTTGACCTCCGGCACGATCTCGGCCAGAAGCTGGGGCAGGCCAAGCTCTTCTAACTTTGTGCGTCTTCCGCTGTTCTTATTCCCGGCCATTCTGCCCAAATTTTAGAAATTAGCGCGGCACGTGAATATGTCGCCGCCACTTGAGTGTCTCATTGGTCAGCGTGCCGGCGTTGTCTACGATCGCCGTGATATCAAGATAGTAGTCGCCGTTGGCCGTCACTTGCGCTGTCGGAACCATGCCATAGACGATGGCGCCGCTCACTACAACATCAGTCAGAGCAAAGGTCGTAAGGTCGGGCTTGGTGAGCAGGCCCGTGGCGCTGAGCACGACGGCGCCAGCAATGAGATCATTTGTGAAATCGAAAGGCGAATATTTGCTTTCGCCTTGAATCATCACGTAGCCCGTGTCTTGTCTCATTTATCCATCCACGTCTGAGCTACGCCTCGAGCCAGGGGCCGTTGCGCCTCCCGGCGTAGTGACTCCGCGCGGCGGCAGGCCATCGGCGCGGTCGCGCGTCGGGAAGACGATTTTGCGCTCGCCAGGATCGGGCGTTGGCTCAGGCGGTGCGCCGGTTCCTGCCCAATACTGCGAATGCGCCCAGCTTAGGACTGGCACTACCAATCTCCTCGTGCTTGCCCGTAATGATAGTACAGCACGAAGCGCAACTTCCAACCAGAGAGTGTACAGCCGCGATGCTGCGCCACGCGGTAAGCCTCCTCGAACCAATGCCGCTCCTCAAGCGGCGTATTCGGCAGGCGGCGCGTTGCCATTTGCAAGACGACCGTATGCAGGATGGCGCAATCATCGCTTTGCAGGAGCGTATCCAGCGGTGTGTAATCGGCCTTTAGCGAACGCAAGGCTTGAGCGCGCGCCCGGAGCGTCACTCGATGATCCCATTGGCGGAAACGGGCGACAAGATTCATAGCCCTAGCAGCAATCCTATCACGAGCATCGCGATAAAGCCATGCCCAACGCCCAGCAGCGTCAGGCGGCGCGCAAGCCCAGGCGTTGGCGGCGGCTCGGCCGCACCCTGCCAGTACTGAGAATGGCCCCACGCTTGGAGCGGCATGGTTAGGGGGCCGTGTAGCCGCTGACGACGAGCGTGACCGTGACGGCCCCCGAAGTCGTCACGGATAGGGCTGTGTTCGCCGTGAGTTTGAGTGGCACGATGAAATGCACGCTTGCACCATCGCCCTGTCCGCTGGCGTAATATTTCCATTTGAAAACCGTCGTGCCTTCCTCCAATGTCACGGTGACCGCGGCATTTGCGGCAAAATAAATGTCGGTAATGTAGAGCGACAGGCCAGCACCCGGCGTTGCCTTGACGCTGGTATCCGTCTGGGCCGTGGTGTACTCATTGCTGGCATGCCAGATGCGCGGTGGGTGGGGATGCGTGTAGAGCGCGCCGTCCCGGTCGGCGGCCAAGCGCACCACATCCGCCTCGGCAGACACTTGATTGCCCGGCACGCTGTCGTCTGGCGTTTCGGCATACACGCCAAGCAGAACGGGATTGCCCGCCGAGGCGGCATCGTGAGCAACGTCGCCTTGCACTTCGGTAATCGCGCCAGCCACGAATGATGCAATGTCCACATCGCCAATATTAGCGGTTCCGGCAACCAGAGCCGGCAGAGTCAGAACGTCCACATCGCCAATGTTGGCCGTGCCTGCGACCAGGGCCGGAAGAGTCAATACATCCACGTCACCGATGTTCGCCGTTCCCGCAACGAGGGCAGGTAGCGTCAGCACATCTACATCGCCCACGTTGGCCGTCCCAGCCCCCAGCACTACCGCCTCACCGTCAAGCGTGATCGCTGTGTCGCCCGCCAGGTTCGTGCGTTGGGCGACCTGGTTGCCTTCCGTGTGAGTTGGGGCAGCAGCCTGAGCTACAGCAGGCAACACGCCCAGGTTCGTCGCACCCGGCGCGCCGCCGTTATTCGACTTCGTTCCAACGGCATTGAAGTTGCCCGTGCCGGCATTGGCCGTGACCGTACCGCTTACCGGCTGCGTGCCGCTGGGAATGTTGCGCGTGACGAGGCCAAACTCCGTGGTAGGGGCCACGTTGATGACTTCAGCAACGGCAGTATCACCGGTGGCGTTTCCGATGATAACCTCTTCACGAATGACCGTTTGAGCGGCGCG